ATTGACCGTTGCCTGCCTTGGTGTTCTTCAGCTCCGCGCCGGTCACGTTGACGTGGTACCAGCCAGCAGGCAGGGGTTCGTAAGAGTTGCCTTGGGGCAGGTTGTCCGCTTCGAATGTTTCGTTCAGGAATGCCATGGTTTATTTCTCCTTTGAGGTGATGGTGAAAGATGCGCGACCGGGTTTGGCTGTGATGGCCGCTGCAAGGGGTTTTGTGATGCTCTCGTCTGCCGCCTTCCATGCGGTCATGTTCAGGTCTGGCTTCCAGCGAAAGAGGCTGGAGAGGTGGTCGGTTAAACCATGCTCGGCTGCCAGCTCCTGCAGCTTGTCGCTGTCGACCTTGCGATCGATGCGACCCTGAATCTTGATGGTGAAGTGGTCAGGTGCGACCGTCTCGGTGCCTTCAAGGTTCTCGGATATGCCAGCCAAAGATTTGATGCGATCCTCGATCTTGCGCCGGTCGGATGTTGCCGTGCCCTCGCGTTCTTTGGCCTGAAGCCACATCTGCGACAGCTCGTTCAAGTCTGTGCTGGTGATTTCGTCGCTCATGCTTGGCCTCCGATCTTGGCAATGATCGCGCCCAAGTCGGGGGCTTCCCATGCCTCCAGCTTGCCCGAGCGATCCTTGGCCAGCCAAAGACCGTCGCTGTCGCACATCAGGGCACGCTGCGTCACGCCCTCGGCGTCTCGCTCGACCCGCAAAGCAAGCACCTCGTCAAAGAAGTAAGGCAGGCCTTGGGTCAGGCTCTTGCCGGGCATGCCGGGGTTATAGAGCATCTTGCCCATCTCGTCTTGGCTTTTTTCCAGCTTGGCAGACATGTACACGTGCTTGCCGGGCAGATCGCGGAAGGCGCGAATCAGCTCTTGCATAGTGGTGTTCATCTCGCCGTAGGCTGCGCGACCGTCCTTGTTCTTCTTCATCTCGTGGTTGAGCACCACCTCGGCCACCTCGCTGATCGAGTCCAGCGCGACCGAACCGAAGCCTGCCGCCTCCGCGCTGTCCTTGCACCAGGCATAAGCCTCGCGCAAGTCGTCCATCGATGCGACCTCGATGTAAGGCAGGTCTGCGTCCTGAATGGACAGCAGGCCGCCCTCTGCCGAGAGCACGATCGGGTTGGGCAGGGTTTTTATCAGGCTGGTTTTACCCGCGCCTGCTTGCCCGTAGACGAGCAGCTTCACACCATTGGCGGTCAAGCCGCCTGTCTTCTTCAAATTGATTGCCATGTTTGGCACTCCTTCTTTGGTTGCTGCGATTTCGGGGAATCCGGGTTCGCAGTGGTTGCAACTTTACTCGGTTTTCTGGTACAGTGCAAGCACCCCCGAAAAAATATTTACTGAGGTGCAGAAAATGATGACTGTTGAGCAGATTAAAAAACGGCTTGAGGATGCCAACCTCAAGCGTGTGGCTGAGAACGCTGGGGTGCACCCGGCCACGGTTTACCGCTTCATGCAGGAGGACTCAAAGCCGCTGTATGAGACGGTCAAAGCCCTGTCGGATTACTTGAGCAGACAGGAGACCACAGCACATGGCTGATCTTTCCAAAGTACTCGGTGGCCCTTGGTCGCCACCACCAGACAAGGTTATTGCAGCGCCCGAAGATCAGCTGCGCACGTCCATGATCGAGGCAGGGCTGGAACCCCCAGACGACATTCGGATGGATGGGAAAATCCACCGCTTCAAGTCCGGCACCAAAGGCTCGCCGGGCCACGACAAGCCGGGCTGGTACTTGATCTTTGGGGACGGGATACCGGCAGGGCGCTTTGGGTGCTGGCGCTCTGGCATTGAGGTGACCTGGCGTGCTGAGATTGGAAGAAAGCTCACCCAGACCGAGGAAATGGCCAACGTGCGCAGGCTCGCTGAGGCCAAGGCCCTGCGGGATGCCGAGTTGGAGCGCAAGCACGAGGTGGCCAGCGCCACGGTCGAGAAAATATGGTCAGAGGCCCAAGGCGCATCGCCTGATCACCCTTACCTCAGTCGCAAGGGCATCGGGGTTCATGGGTCACGGGTGACCGGCGACGGTCGGCTGGTGGTTCCTCTCTACGACCCAGACGGGACGCTTTCAAGCCTGCAATACATCGCCCACGATGGAAGCAAGCTCTACCACCCCGGTGGGGCCACAGGGGGCAAGTTTTGGATTCTTGGCACGATGGACGAACCGGGCACGCTGTACGTGGCCGAGGGCTTTGCCACCGCAGCCACGGTTCATGAGACCACCAACCGACCCTGCGTGGTAGCCTTCTCAGCTTCCAACCTGGTGCCCGTCACAGGCACATTGCGGGAAATGCATGGGGCAGCACAGGACATCGTCATCGTCGCAGACCACGACCAATCAGGGGTCGGGCAGCGCTATGCGGAGCAGGCCAGCGCCAAGTACGGTGCAAGGATGGTGATGCCACCCGTCTTGGGCGATGCCAACGACTACGCCATGGCCGGGCACGATCTGGCCAGCCTGCTCATGCCGCCTGCCGACGACTGGCTCATCCCCGCCGACGACTTCTCATCCCAACCCGCCCCCATCTCATGGCTGGTCAAGCGCTGGCTGCAGGCCAACGCCCTGATCATGGTGCACGGGCCATCGGGGGGTGGCAAAACCTTTGTGGTGCTCGACTGGTGCCTGCGCATGGCATCCGGTCTGCAAGACTGGTGCGGCAACAAGGTCAAGGCCGGGAACGTGGTCTACTTGGCCGGTGAGGGCCACCACGGACTGCGAGGGCGCATTGCCGCCTGGAAGCACCACAACCAGGCAGGCAAGCTCAACATGTGGCTGTCCAAAGACGGGTGCGACCTTAACACCCCGACCGGATACCTCAAAGTGGTCGAGCAGGTCAGGATGCTGCCCAACAAACCGGACTTGATTGTGGTCGACACCCTGCACCGATTTTTGGCCGGAGACGAAAACAGCGCCCAAGATGCCAAAACCATGCTCGACGCCTGCAACTCCCTGATGGGCGAGTTCCACTGCAGCGTAATTCTGGTGCACCATACAGGCGTGTCCGAAGAAGCCCAGCACCGCGCTCGAGGCTCTTCAGCTTGGAGGGGCGCTTTGGACATTGAAATCAGCGTCGTGCCGGGCAAGGACGACTATCCCATGCAGCTGGTGCAGCGCAAGTCCAAGGACGCAGAACTGGCCGAACCGGTGCACGTCGAGTTGCAGCAAGTCACCATCCCAGGCTGGAGAGACGAGGACGACCAGCCCGTCACAAGCGCTGTCGTTGCCCAAACACAGGCCCCACAAGCCCCCAAAAAGGAGTCCAAGCTCGACACCCACAGAAAGACTTTTGAGAACGCTTGGTGGGCCACAGGCGCTGAAACTCGAGAGGGTTTACCCTATGTCAGCAGGTCGGCGCTCAAAGACAAGCTGGCCGCAGATGGGAGAAAACCTCGCACGATTGAAAACGATTTGAGTGCTGCGTACACCGACAAATTGATCGGTTCGCTGATCAATTCTGAAATCATAAGCCCACTTGAGCACGGCTGGATCGTCTGCGATGAGGTGCAGGCCAGTGCCATGGTGATGAGAAAAGGGGGTGAGAATTGAAGCCCCCTAGCCCCCTGAATCCCCCTAGGGGGCTTTTCGAGGGTAGGGGGCAAAGCATCGAAAACCTCCCTGAAAAGCCCCCTGCCCCTTACCCCCTTTCTATAGAAGGGGTGAGGGGGCAGGGGGGCATCGATGCGGCAGTTTTTCAGGGAAAGTTATCCACAGGAAAGTGAGTGAGTACTAACATGACAGAACCAACCAACATCAACGACATGCTCAAAGGCCGGGAAGGTCGATACGGGTCTTTTGAGGGCCATGCCAAAATTGCACAGGGCTTGAAGGCCGTGATGCACGAACGGTCAGGATGGGATGCGCTGGCCCCAGACCAGAAAGAAGCCCTTGAGATGATCCAACACAAAATCGCACGAATTCTGAACGGCGATCCCAACTACCTCGACAACTGGGTAGACCTTGTCGGATATTCTCAGCTGGTGGTCAACCGGCTCCAAAAAGAGGACAATGCAGCATGAACACGGAATCGCACGAAATAATCCTAGTCCTCGCTGCACTGCTGGCATTGGCGATCGAGTCCTGGACTTTGGGCCTCATCGTCTTGGCTTACTCAATTCTTACATTCAGCAGGAACCACGCATGAACACGAAATCACACAACCCAGCCGACAAGGTCGAGCAGTGGCCCATTGAGAAGCTCATCCCCTACGCCAAGAACTCGCGCACCCACTCCGAGGAGCAGGTCGCACA